GTGAAAATCTTGTACGCCCATCCCACAGGCGAAACCGGCCAGCGCGATTGCGTCGCTTTCGTCGATGTCGAGCTCAATGACGATGTCAGATTGTACGGCCTTCGCCTCGTCCGCCAGCCCGACGGTCGGCACCTTCTATATGCGCCGCAGGCGGGCCACCGGCGCACCGCCACCTTCTCGAAGCCCCTGGCCGAGCAGCTTACCGCTCTGGCCGTTGAGGCTTATGAGGCGGTGCGTCATGACCAGCGGTAAACAGCGCGGGTATGCATTCGATGTGGACGCCTGGATTCAGTTCCACTTGCTGAGGCTTGCGACCTTTCATCCGGACACCACAAAAGCCGATCTCGCCGTCCTGGCCGAGATCATACAGCGATACTTCGGCAAATTCGGAAACGGGTGGGTCACGCATGAGGCCCTTGGCGAGATCGCCGGAATCAGCAAGGCGACCGTTATCCGAGCAAAGCGCAACCTGGAACATCTCGGATTCATTACCGTGATACAGCCAGGCCGTCGCGGTAGCGCGACAGTTTATAAACCGAATTTTGACCTGGTGCCGAGAAAGGGTGTCACGGATGACACCGAAACAAAAGGTATCACGCATGATACCGAAACCGCCGCCATTGGTTGCATGGATGCTACCGAAACAGCTGAATACGGTAGCACCGATGATACCCCCTCCTATCTACCTGACCGGCCCACAAGGGCCGAGTCACAGATAGATAGAATTGAATTCGCCGCGCCGGTGGCGCCGCCTTTGGCTGGCCCTTCGGCCGCCACGGCGGAACCGGCGAACGAAGGTAGTTTTGAAGAGCTGTGGCGTGCCTACGACCACAAGCGTAAGAAGGCCGAGGCGAAGGCTGCCTATGCGAAGCTAGCCCCAAATCCCGAGCTGCACGCAAAGATGGTCGATGCAGCCGGCAAGTGGTTCGCTCGGTGGGCTGCACAAGAAAAGACAGACGCCCCGCGCTTCACGCTGGCAAAGTGGATCGAGCGCGAGGAATATGAATGCGAGCCGCCCACCGCCTACAAGACGAAGGACCGGAAGGCCGCCTCGGAGCCTAAGCCAAAGCCGACCGTCCGTCCTCGCGGACCCCGCGTCGTAGACATCCACGACGCGGACCTCGACGTCAGCGAGCCGGGGTCACAGGTGCTCGTGCTGATTTTCTCGGAGCGCGACAAACCCATCACCTGGAGGCATCGGATCATTCTCGAAGATAAAAGCATGGACAGGCAACAGGCAGGTCAGAAGGAGTTTGTTCAGCTTGTAAACGCGCTGGGCTTGGCGGGCGTCACCGATACTGCCGAGCTTTGCGGCCACCCGGTGACCATCACGGAACACGCTGAGGGGCTTCAATACGCACCCGCAATCGACCACAAGGAGGCGGCGTGATGGATTACGGCGAACTCTACAGAGCGACAAAGGACGCCTTCACCGAAGCCCTGGCCGAGCACAAAACTCGCCCGCGGCTGATGCGGGTCGACCCTTTTGACGCAGAAGACGAGGACGGCAAGTCAGTGCGCGTCATCGGCGTGATCGACGATGACGACATGGTGAAGTTCCTGGTAATCGAGGAAGATGAAGACGGCGCGATATTTCCGGCGCCGTGCTCCACTGTCTACAGGAAGGGCGCGGCCGGTCAGTAGCCTGCCAGCAGCCCGCCGAACGTCTGTTTCGGTTTTTCAAGATAGCCGGCACCGAGACCGAAAAGTCCGCCAAGCGCTGCCGAAGGCTGCTCGTTGAGTGGCGTCTTGTGACCATTGCGCAGATCGGTCTCAATCGTGAAACGCTCGTGCTTGGTTCTGGCGGAGAAATGGCAATGGAGTTCGTTACCCCCGAGAGCGATTGCCTGCCGCAGCTTATCCTGAATATGTTCGCCCATACGACGGCCGGTATCGGAAGTCTGTCCGATGTACAGCGGGTGAGCGAAGCCGTTCCAGTCGCGGCGTACCATGATGTACACTGATTGGAGATCGAGGTGTTCGGCAAGCAGTGGCTGGACGATGGTCAACCACCAGCGCCCAGAAGCACCTTGCCAATCATGGAACTGCATCTCAGGCATCGTCGGCGCCGGAGGCTGCATCAGAAGTCCGAAGATGCCAGTGCTCATTTCAACACTCCGAGGTTCGAATCAGCCTCCTCGGAATCAATAGTGACAGAACATTCGAGAAACGCAATAGATGGCATTTTGCCGAATTTGGCACTACATGTTGTTCACTTGCCACGACGGATGGTGCGTTAGACGCTGGCCGCCTCAGACTATCTGTTGGCGACGCAGTTCGATTTCTTTGGGCAGAGTTATAAGGTAACGTAAAAAGGAATCGCAGAACATTCGCGCCGCCTTGAGGTCCTCTCGATTAACCCCGTCATCGTGGGCGCCGTCATTACCAACGATGCGTATCTCGTCTGCCCAATCTCCCAATGAAGCGGGCAAGACGCCCTGTGACACCAACGCTTTGATCTTTCCGGCGAGCGTTCCGCCGAGCTCCGGGTGTGCATATTTCAGTGACCGCTCCAAGGCCCGGCGATACATCGTGGCCGCCGCTTCCTCGTGGCCTGGAAGGTCGAAATTGGTTTCGCCTTGCTGGAAAGCCTTCAACACATCCTCTGGCAAGTGTTCCGGCGCAGAACTCGCGTGTTTGCTGCTCTCAAACGGGATCAAAGCATATGCCGAAGCAGACAGATTGTTAGTCCACCCGGCATTCATCGCTGCACCCAAATACTGATGAACACCATCCCATGTCGTCTTTCCCTTCACATCCATGATATAAATTGACGGCTTCTCGCAACGACTGCAGATCCCGACCACATATCCGATTGGTCTACCGATCTGGTTCGCCGGCATCTTCGGGGATGAAAACCCTGTCATAGCCATAGTGATCTGGCTTGCCTTACACTCCGGGCAGTCTGCAACGAGTACACTCAAGATATTTCCTCCTACGCCATCACCGACCATCGCATGCTTATCGATTCGCTGGCAGGGGGCGCCACAGATCTCCACCACCACTCCCCTCGCGGAGCGGTCGCCTCCCTCAACGACAACGCTAATACAGATTTTCCCTCGCGTACGCGCAACGCGCACGAGAAAACATTAGCTTTTTTTGCTAGGGAGGGGCATATCAGCGATCTCGCCGCCATCTCCGTCGTACCGGCGACCCAAGCAAATTTTCTCGTCCGCAAAATTCGCAATTTGGATGCGTTGCAGTCTCGTCAATGCCCACTCGCCAGTGCAATGACGGCGGCAACATACGATACGGCGATCATCAGGTAGGCGAGCTGCAGTGGGGTCATCGTCCATCCTTCTCTCAGAGGTGGACGTCTACATATTACGAACTCCCGCCCGCGCGACATCACAAGATTTATAATTGACTTTTTGATGGAATCGTGGGTTTCGTTGACAAATTTGTATGTTTACGCCACCATCCTTGTCATCGGCCAATAGCGGCCAGCCGCAAGCAAGACCCGCGCAAAGCGGGCGGAACAAGCTCCCAAGTCAAGGTGACAGCATGACTGAAGAAATCCCGGTCTTCGACCGGCGCGATACTATTTTGCCTATCGTCCAGAGTGCCGACGAATGGACGCCGGCGCGAACGCGCATCAGATCCCGAGGCGAGCCTGTTCTACAGCCGAATGATGGTCCATCAGAAGAATATCGGATCCGCGCTGGCGTAGCCTGGTACTCCTCTCACCACTTCCGCGGCCAGCACGCCAACGACAACGAAGACTGGCCGCTGGCAAAGCTTCTGCGCACCGAGCGCAATGATCTGTGTCTGAGGCTCGCCGAGCGATATCGAGCACTGCATGACGCGGCAACAATGCCGACGCAGTTGATCGGCCGAGAGGCGACAAACCTTTTCCTGGTCCACCGCGAGGATGGCAACGGCAAGAGCAAAGGCGTGAAAGTGGTTGCCGGCCGGAAGGCGAATTTGGACACTCCAGCCAAACGCATTGCCATGGCAGGCGTCGACGGCAAGGCCATGGGCGCACCGGTGCCAAAGAAGTGGAACGGCGACTGGCCAATCCTTGCCGCCATTGATGCCAAGCGCGAGCTCGCAATCCTGCGCGCGCGACTGGCCTACGTTCCAAAGATCCTGGATGCCTTTGAATGGGCCGTGTGCGACGGCCTGACCCTTGAGGCAATCGGCAAACGCCTCGGCGCCGGCAGCAAGGGAGCAAAAGGCGAGGCCCGCGCGCGCATCTTCGACGGTTTCGAGATCGTCGATCGCTTTTGGTGCGGGCGGCGCCGCGCGGCAGCTTAGGGGTACCCCATTTCGAAATCCCAGCGGGTAAAGGAGAGACAGGCGGCAGAAATGCCGCCTTTTCTATTTCAGGGAGCTGTCACCTCCCTGAAGGTGGGCGGCCGCGCGCGGTTGCTCACCAACCTTCTCTGGCGACCGCGGATGAACCGGCGCCGAGGAATTGCTGTTGCTGTCAGGTAGCGATAGCGATCGGGCTTTGGAGCGCGGCTTCGGCCGCTGCTCGCCTGGCCCCAACTGCCGCCCTTTTGGGCGGCTTTTTTGTTGCCATTTCACTGGCAAAACTCATCAAAGGAAGAAATAAATGGCTTTCTCAGGCCTTCATGTCGTTTGCGGTTATGCCGGCTCGCAATCTCAGCGCTACACATCGCAGGCAGTCTTCGGAAAAATCGCATGGAGCGAGTCGCCGGCAACGGGCGTAACGTCCACCAACGTCGCTCCCGTGTCATCTGACATCGCAGGCGATCCAATTTTCCGTATCAACGCAGCTGCCGATTCTTGGGTGTCGGTAGGGCCGACGCCCAACGCGACCAGCGGCACGCGCTTCCTAGTCCGGGCCGGCGCGGACTATGATGTCTACGTGGAGCCTGGCGCAAAGCTCCAGTGGATCGCCGCATGACCCCCAAACAGCTCACAGAAATGGTTGCTGGCTGCATCGGCGTGCCTGCGGAGCGCGCGCTACGCGTGGCGCATCGGCTCCGGGACGCCGGCATCCTTCCGAAGGGCGGACCCGGCCAAGCGCCGGACTTTGGCCGTGCTGACGCGATCACGCTGCTCGTCGCTGTGGCCAGCGGCGCCACACTTCGAACAGTTGCCGAGCGCACCTCCTCCCTTCTCGAAACGACGCCAGGTGGCGCCAACGTGAGCGGTGCGCCGCTGTCCATCCCGCGTAATGCTGAAATTCAGCTGGCCATTCTCGCAAATATGGCAGCGCACGGCGCTTTGGATGGCTTAACGCTCGAGATCGTGCACGGCTGGCCCGAAATCTCTCTGGTCTGGGCTGATGGTAAAGTGCAGCGCTTCCAGGCGGCCGGCAGTATCGCCAACCATCAACCAAGCCATCAGGCTCGTGTCGCTACCACTATCCCGGGTCCGGCATTCGCCAAATTCATCAAGGAGGCCGATCATGGCTAAACAGTTCACGGTGCCGTCGCTTGCGAAAGCGGACGTGGAATATGGCGGGCTCGAAGCCAAGCTTTCGGAGTTGTCAGGAGACTCCCAAGGGACGGCAACCGCAATCGCCGACCTGATCGCGGACATCGAAGCCCGACCGGCGCCCCGCATTCGTGTTGACGTCGCCGCTCTGCTTGGAGAGACGATAGACCAGACGCTAAGCGAAAGGCCCGAAAAGCTACGAGCTCTGCGACGTCATGCTGAAGCTGTTGATGCCGCCATCGTGGAGGTTCGGCAACGGCTCCGCGATCGGACCGGCACAGCAAGCAAGAAAGCCTGCGACCTGGTCAGAACCGAATACGGCCGTCGGATCGACGCGCTCGTTTCTGCTCTCAACGCCGTCCAGGCTGCTCGTCTCCATGCCGATGCATTGCTGGACGACTTGGAGAGCGAAGGCGTACAGCTCTCGTATCTGCCGGCCCTGCGCCCGAATTTCCTTGGCGATAGGAATGACGGTCATATCCATCGCTTCAAGCGCGAAGCCATGGAGGCCGGCTATGTCAACTGAGCGCAGAGAACATGAAGCGCGTCCCTCCGGTGGCGGCCGTAAGGGTCTGCGGTCGATCAAGCTGCCGGGCGAGCAGCGACACGTCGAGCGGTCGGAATCGGCAACGGACATCGCCCGCCGTCTTGCCGCTACGAAGCGCGAAAAGCAGATGAAGGAACGGCTGCGTGGCTGAAGTCTCGGGATACGCGATTCAGTGGAACCAACCGGCAATCATCGCCGGGCTATTTGAAGAGCGGTTTGCCAGAGGCGCGTTCAATCAGAGCCTTATCGACAATCCGGATATTGCGGCGCTTTGGGCCCACGATACAAGTCGCCCACTTGCACGTGTGGCGAACAAGAGCCTCACCCTACGGTCGGACAATATCGGGCTCTGGTACAGCTTCAGGCCGGACGAAAAGTCGCCGCTCGGCCAAGAAGTCCTGGCGAGCGTGGGCTCAGGCCTGGTCAACGAAGTCTCGGTTGGCTTCTCATCTATTGAGGAAGAGTGGGACGATAGCGGCAGCTTGCCCAAGCGGCTCATCACTCGGGCTTGGCTCGGCGAGCTCAGCATCGTTTTGTGGGGCGCTTACGGAAATTCCACGAGCGCATCGCTCTCCGGCCGATCGACGGGCGCCACTCGCGCAGAGGCGGCGATGAAGGCAAGAGGGCTTCCGGTGTGACACAGCGCAGCCCTGAAGCCCAGCAATACCACGCGCTGTACCGCACGGCGTTGTGGAGGCGGCTGAGGTTGGCCCAGCTTGCTCAAGAACCGCTCTGCCATATGTGCGAGGAGCTCGGCGTCGTGACGACCGCAAACACAGTCGACCATCGCAAACCGCACAAAGGCGACCTTGCGCTGTTCTTTGATCCTGGCAACCTGGCCAGTCTCTGCCCATCGTGCCACTCACGCCACAAGCAGCGCCTCGAGCGAGGCGGCAAGGTGGTTCGGTATGGCGCTGATGGCTATCCGGTCGAATAGGTCGGGAGGGGGTACATCAAGTCTTTACGACCGCCTCCCTTAGGGACCGCTGCGGGCCATTCGCGCGCATTTCCACAATTCAGGATATGGGGGCAGGATGCCGAGACCGCGCCAATCGGTAGCGCAAGCAAGGGCCTCTGGTGCCCTCTACAAGAACTCAAAACGATACGAAAACCGCGCTGAACCGCTCGTAAGTGAGCCGCTCGGTGATCCACCTGGCTGGATGCCTGCCGAAGCTGCTGATGCCTGGCTAGACTTAAGCCACAGGCTGCCATGGCTCAACAGATCTCATCGCGGCATTACCGAAATCGCATCTATCCTAGTCGCCCGCATGGCTGCCGGAACTCTTGGCGTGCCGGGTATGAATCTGCTCCGCATCGTGCTCGGCCAGATGGGCGCCACGCCAGCGACGTCACGATTTGCAGTTACGCCGGAGCCGGAGGATGAAGATCCGGCGGCTGAGTTCTTTCGATGAGCCTCACCGATAGGTAACCTGCGCAAGGCGATCAGGAAGGCGGCGCTAGCCGCCAGGCATGATGCGAACGCGAGCCTCCGTAACCTTCGGATCCTTCTCCTCGTGCTTCGCCTGCTTATCGGTGGAGGCTGTCGTAGGAGGCTTCTTTGGTTCATGCGAGGGTTTCGTTGCCATGTGTTGAACTCCTCTGATTGCACCTTTGGGAGTCTGATGCATCAGCCCGCCGGTCGTCAACTAGGCAGGATCAGTATCTTCCGCTGTACGCTGAATCAATGGACGATGACGTAGCTTGCGCCATGCCTAAGTGCGCAATTTGAAGAGAATGAACCCTTCGTGCCTGGCGGCCGCTTCAGCGATTTGCTGCTCAAATCGGCTGAAAATCCCTGCGCTGTGGATCGACCCTCCAATTCGTCCAGGTTCGATATTCTCTGGCACCGCCCCAGGTTCGAAGCGAGCATAAGCGAACAATGCAGTTGCGCGCGCATGCACCTCAAGCGCGTCGACTACATATTGCAGCAATTCGCTTTCTTTGGCCCCAAACCCACCCGCTATATCCTTACTCATGTTTCGCAGCCGCGACCTTTGGACCTGCATCGACGATGCAAGCTCGGCGAACACCATACGATGATGAGGCTCAACGTACTCCACGATTTCCTTAATCACAGAAATCGAGCTGGAGGGTAGTTCGGGAAATTCTGGCAACTTGCATTCATCTGGGAGACGTCCACGTTGGCAATGCGGCAGCAGATCGTGTGTCATTCTCGCGCAGGTGGCAGCGTAGTCGCAAATCGTACTTAGGGTAACCGGCAGTACGGCACGAGCGGCAGTCCTTTTGGCGTTAATTCGATCAGCTTCCACATCGGCGACTTGGCGAATTTGGTCCCGTACTGCGCGCACACTGACATATGCAGCGCCTACTGCAACTAGTCCACCCACCAGGGTCGTGTCGAACCATTTGAGCGAGCCAATGGCGGTTATTGCGTCGTTCACCACCTTGCCTGACGGCTGCGACTGAAAGGCCCATACGACCCTCCGCAGAACTGCAAAGGCAAGCAGCCCTGGCAGGATGCCGATCGCAAACGCATATCGCTTTTTCAATGTGAACTTCATGCTGCGATGAAGCCTCGCAGTATGTCCCGCGTCCAGCGGTTGCCCCAGATATCCAAGGAAAAAATGACCAATATCACACACCAGGCCGGTTGGTCCTGCGCGAGGAGGCTAAATGCCCGCCACTGATCTCGAAAAACTCGTCGTGACCCTATCGGCCGACATCAAGAAATATGAAAACTCGCTCAATCGGGCGATGGGCCAGACCAATAAAGCGGCCAAATCGATCGAGACGCGTTTCGCCGGCCTAAACAAAAAGATCGGCGGCGGTTTCAATGCGCTAACCGCCGACGCGGCCCGCGCCTTCGCGCTGATCGGTGGGGCGCAGGGCTTTAAGACCTTGAGCGACGCCGCAACCAGCATCGATAACGCGCTCAAGGTCGCCGGCCTTTCTGGTGCGGAGCTCGAGAAGGTTTACCAATCTCTCTTTGCATCGGCGACTAAAAATGCCGCTCCGATTGAGACACTGGTGCAGCTGTATAGCCGCCTGTCACTCGTTCAGAAGGAACTAGGCGTCTCTCAGCAACAAATCGTCACCTTCGCCGACAACATTGCGCTGGCGCTGCGCGTTGGCGGTACGTCCGCTGCCGAGGCCAGCGGCGCGCTGCTTCAGCTCAGCCAAACCTTGGGCGGCGGGGTTGTTCGGGCAGAGGAGTTCAATTCGATTCTGGAGGGCGCGCCGACCATCCTGCAGGCCGCTGCCGCAGGCATCAAGGAGGCCGACGGCTCGGTCGCCAAACTTCGCCAGATCATGCTCGACGGAAAGCTGTCCTCGAAGGCGTTTTTCGACGGATTTCAGGCTGGGGCGCCGATCTTAGAGCAGAAGGTCGCGGGCTCTGTACTGACCATCGACCAGCGGCTCGGCAATCTGCAAACCGCGCTCATCAATGCCGCGCGCGAGTTCAACCAATCGGCAAAAGCCGGCGAGACGTTCGGCGCCGAGATTGACCGCACGGCTGCCTTCGTCAATTCCCTGAACTTCGATCAGATCATCACCCAGCTGCAGGCCGTAGCAGGGCAGTTTGAGAGCGCAGCTGCAACTGCTCGAGCCTTTGGGGAAGCTGTGGGGCTGGCGAATGTCGGTAAGGCAATTGTGGGCGCCCTGCCTGGCGACACAGTGAAAAGCTACCTGGGCGGCGGCCTCGTCATCAAACAAGATGACCTCATAACTGACCGTATCAATGATGCCTTCGCCGACCAGATCGAGCAGGCAGGCGAATTAACGAAAGACGCGATCAAGAAAAGCGTTTTGGGCGGCGGTGAAGCAACGACGCCGAAGGGCGGGCGCCTTCCAGAAGCTCCCAAGATCAAGCCGATCACTCTTAACGATTATCCGGTCAAAGCCTCGTCGGGCAACCGTTCTGGCTCCGGAAGCCGCGGTGGTGGTGGCAAAAGCGTCGACGAATATCAGCGCGAGATAGAGCAGATCAAGGAGCGCACGGCAGCACTCCAGGCCGAGACTGCGGCGCAAGAGAGCCTGAACGGCGCAATTTTTGAATTGGAGAGCGCGTGACAGCCTACATCCTCAAGCCATATTCCGACCGCGTCGAGATCCTGTCGGATGGCGCGAACTACCTCCCCGACGGCACGGTCACCGGATTTCGTGAGAAGGTCATGACTTCACCAATTGTGCCTCTTGCAGTGGTCGGAAGCGGTTCCGTACCGGTCATCGATGTGCTCACCGATGTGATATTTGTGGCTGCGAAGGCTATCAAGTCTGTTGATGACACACTCGCGATTTTGGCGTCATCGCTGTCAGTCATCAAAGCGGAGGGCTTCGCAGGCGATGGCCCCGCGCGCATGGCGATCGGCGCGATATCGGAAACGCGGGGACCGGTGACGTTCTTTTTCTCGACGTTCGACGATGTCGACGGACCGGCGGCGTTCGAACTTCATGATCGCCCCCACGGATTTGGGCAAGGAGAGTATCCGCCGCCCGAGGAAATGGTTGCTGCCGGGTGGAGCCATACCGCGCCGCTGGCCGCGTACGGGGCGTTTCTATTCGAATACATGCGCGCGCGAAGGCGGCCAAATCCTGCATATCCAGACGCATCAGAGATCTACAGCATCGGCGGCCATCTCGACCTCACCACCGTGCATGCGAACGGCTACGAACGGCGCCGGCTGGTGACCTGGCCAGACACGATTGGTCAAAAGATAGATCCTTTCGCATGCGGCATCCCGTTCGATGACGGCTCCACTTTCAATGACGGCAGCGGCTTCAACCAATAGCCCGTCCACACACCAGCACACCCAATTCACAGGCTCGCATTGCGGGCCTTTTTTCATGGAGAATTCATGCCCGTATCTACCGCATCTACCGTTTGGCGCGACTACGTCACCGACGGCGTCCCGGCCTCCGGAAATCACAAACCAGCTAAAGCATCAATCCGTGCTTGGGGCACTTGGCTCGAGTCGTTCATCTCGGCGATCGGCGCCAATGCCGGCGCGATTTACGCGACGAAGGCTGAGCTTGACGCTGACCTGAGCAAAGTCGCCAACACAATGGCCTGGGTCATGAGCGACACCACCACGGCCAATAATGGTGTATACCGCAAGAGCGGCGCATCCGGTACTGGATCGTGGGCGCGCGTAGCGGATCTTCCTTACAGCTTTATCACTGCAGTGGACGCCGGCGCCGGCACGCCGAACGCCATTCAGGCGACAAGCACGATTCCGATCTCCGAGTCTGCGCTCGTTATTATGAACGTCCTGGAGACAAACACTGGTTCGCCGGTGACGGTGTCTTTCAATGGTGGATCTGCCCTCACCATTAACAGCAACAGCGGGAACGACATTTCGGCCGGGGGCCTGGTGGCCGGAATGCAGGTTCTTGGCGTCGTAGACGGCACTGTATTCAGGATTGTCAGCGATCAGGTCTCGTCTTCGATCGTTGCCGAAGCCGAGGCGGCAGCCAGTGACGCCGTTGACGCAAAGAATGCTGCTGAGGCTGCCGCCGCATCGGTGAACCTGCCAACACCTGTTGCGCTGAACTATATTCGCGTGAAAGCTGACCTCAGCGGCTATGAGACACGCACTCCGACACAAGTCAGGACTGATATAGGCGCGGCGAGCACCGACAGGTCAGTCAAATCCTTCGGCGCCAAGGGCGACGCTATCATCATCCGCGCGGCCATCACCATCTCGTCGGGCGCCGCAGCACTCACAGTGACTGGCGCCAACTTCCAGACAACGGACGTCGGCAAGTCGATTGCTGTTGAAGGGGCAGGCGCCGGTGGCGCTACGCTCTACTCGACGATCCTGTCCCGCACGAGCACGACACAAGTCACCCTTGCCAACAACGCTGGAACGACAGTTACCGCCACAACCAAGACAGTCACCTATGGCACTGACGATACGGCCGCATTCAACGCCGCAATAGCCGATATAGTCAGGCAGGTGTCGAGCAGCGATAACGCCGTTTTCGGCGGCACGGTCGTGGTTGACGCTGGTGGCCGTTACTACCTCGCAAGCTCGATCGCCATCAACAAGCACGGCGTCAAGATCAGGGGTGCCGGTTCGCATACGGATACCTGCGTTATCGTCGCTCACGAGGGCTATGGCTTCTCCTTCGAGAACGCTGACAGCAGCACAGCGCTGATGCGATCCAACCGCGTCGAGGGCTTGCGATTCCTATCGACTGCGAGCACCAGGGCGGCCGGAAGCGGCGCCATCTTCATGAATCGCGCCCTGCAGTTTGTTGTTCAGGACTGCTGGATTGCGGGCCGCCAGCAGTTTGCGATTCATCTTCAGGACTGCCTTGACGGCATCGTCAGGACAAACCGCATCGATGGCCCGGTAGAGGCGTCGATCAACGGGTTCACCTACGGCATCTGGCTAGACAGTGCCAGCACACTGTCTGGCCCGAATCAGATCACCATCGAAAACAACTGGATCGAGAATGCCAACACGGCGGGCATCCGTGTGACTGGCGGCACATCGTTTTCCGGCAATCAGGTCAACATCCGCGAAAACCTGATCCAGGGCGGCAGCGGCAATGGCATCATGTATGACAAGCAAAACGGCTTGTTCGTTCTGCGGAACTGGTTCGAAGACAACGGCCGCGATGCTGTGTCTGGCCGCGCCGCCATCCTTGATATCGGCGACAACGTCAGTCACCTAGTCGTGTTCAAGGAAAATGTCTTCGGCGGCAACGGAAATGCCAACGCTGATTTCCGGCAGTTCAGTATCCAGAAGGTGTCCGGCTTCAAGGTTCTCGAAAACTTCTTTACCGGCGGTAGCCATATCCGCTGTTCGACGACGACCTCCTATAAAGTCTACATCGCTGACAACTGGTCATCGGGAACCACGCCGACCGTCGACGCAATGACAAGCGATGTAACGTATGCACGCAACATCTACGGCGATACAGGCACAGCCTGGACGACTGGTTGATTTTCTAGCGCGAGGGCGGGTCGCAAGGCCCGCCCCTTAGCTTTCCCAGTCTTCCCTGTCGGCGATATCCTCGGCCAAAGCCGCGGCGTGCTCGGACAGAATGGCAGCCACATTGTCCAGGAGTTGCGCCAGGTCAGGATCGCCTTCGAAAATCTGCTCCTGTTTCGTCCGCAGCTTGTCAATGTAAAAGCGGTGGATGGCAAGCGAGCCGTTCAATTGCGCGAGGCTTGGCATGTTGTGGATCCTTTATGAGGGATGGTGGCCAAGCATAGCGCGGCTCAGGCGTTGCCGTCGATCGTTCGGAGTTAGACAAGTCGCGGATGGGCTCAGACTAGATGCCTCACCCAATGCTCTTCTGAGACGATCGAGATCGGCAAGCCCTTACGTCGATATTCCACCGCATTCAAAATCTTGGTGCCGAAAGATGAGTGCTTCCACGAATCCGTAACGTATGTCCCAATAACCAGTACGTTCGTCTTTTGCGTGAGGCCGCCGGCGGACGCGCCGCGTTCCGTCACTGCCGCCTCACAGTGTTTTCGCTGGCCATAGTTGAAGGTGCCGGTAAAGCAGTAGATTCGCGCCTCGAATGAAAGCGCGGGCGCTGGCGTGCACAGCGGCAATGTGGTTGCCTTCAGCGTTTCACCTAGCTCAAAGTCTCGATTTGAAAACCGATTAAGCGTGTCCAGTAATTCGGTTTTCTCTTCATCGTCCACAACGCCGTCGGCGAGGATCTCACGCACCCTGCGATATAGGGTGCCAAGTAACGGAGCGTCACTGACGCCAGCATTTGCGATCAGCCACTTTTGAAGAAACTCAACTTCAGCCTGGTTCACAATGCCGTCAGCAACTAGGCCGCGGGCGAGCCCGATTAGCTCATCAATCTGCCGGCTCGAAATGCGGTCGTTACTGAGTTTGTTGTAAAGCGCGTCTTCCATTGTTTCCCCCAGACGTTGCGTGCAAGAGAAAACCAGAATTTCAACCGTTAGTCGAGATTAGCGGATGGATCTTTATTGGTATTTTAGGTGGGGTACTTAAAACTTCCAATTCGTCCATGTATCGATCCGGTTCACCTCTGCACGCCCCTCGTCGGTGACAAACCATTCTCGCTGGCCCGTATGGTCTTTTGCGCCCGGCCGCAGTACGCCGACCTTGGCGAGCGCGTCCATTGTCTTTTCACCGGCCTCCGGGATCATGTCTGTCGTCTGGCATTCAGGGTGCGCGATCATGAAGCGCAGGATGCGCTGTTCCCGAGCGTCGAGCTTGTGAAGCGGTGCGTGTTTTTCTCGCTGTCGATCTTGGTTCTCCCAGTATTCAAACCCTTTCTCTTCTGAATCTCTCTTGGCGGCGCGCTTCTGCTTAACTGGATTCCCTCTGATATCCTCTTTGTAAACAGTGCTGAAGATTCGGAAGAGATCGTCTTGTTCTCTTAGGCTGACCTCCTGCACGACGATAAACCAGGCGTACCATTCGTTGCCGGCCTTTTCGTCGATGTGTCGCAGGAAATACCGACCCACCACCTCGGCTATTGCCGTTCCACTTTTGTGGATCGCAAGTGCATATCGATCGCCAAAGCCGGGAACAGTGCCACCGAGGTCGGAAAGTGAGAACGTGGCATCGAGATAGAACGATCCATGTTTCTGTCGCTGAATGAAATAGACCTTGTCGTCGACGATAATAGACACGAGGCTAAGCCGGGTCGCGCAGGCGGACGCCCGGGCCGCCCATCCCCGAGTATTCGCCGTCGATGAAGACGATACCGGCCGCCTCGAGAGCGCGCACGACCGCGGCCACGTTGTTTGTCATGCCTGGCACGGCGCCGGCCGCGCCTTCCATCCGTTTCAAAGTCGGCACGGACACGTTAGCCGCGTCTGCGACATCGGCTTGGCTGAGTTGTGCTAATGTCCTGGCTGCCGCCAACTGTCGGCCAGTTATGCTCGAGTGATCCATAGGTATCAAAATTATCCAAAGGTGTTGACATACGTTTCGCCGTGATCTAAAAGTATCACATCGACACGTTAGAAGCAACGAGGAGCAACCAGCATGACCATCCACGTTACCCCCGCCGACAGAACCCTTTTGCCTCGCGGCCTCATCAAGAGACCGGCCAGCCAGGCAGAGGCACGCATCGTGAGAAAGACGAAGGGGTTCATCAGCGCGATGAACGCTGCAGATGAGACCCACGAAGAAGACTTGGCCAAGGCCCTTATGTTCTCCATTGATGTCATGCGCGAACGTGCCGCTTCCATCGACGCGACTACGCCAGAGCTCGCGATCCTTCAGCTGGCCATGGCCATCGGCGAGCTTGACCGTTTCGACGGCTCCTGGATCTCAGACGAACACGAGAGTTTGCGACAGATCCAGCAGCTGGCCGCATCCGTGCTCAGTTTCATTGAGCGCGAAACCGGGGTTGCACGGGAAGACGTTTCCGCCGACTATTTTGCTGGCCAGCGGCCAGCGACGAACTGAAAGTTTCCATCCCTGCCGTTACCATCACGACGGCAGGACCAGTGGCGCCGCTTGAACACGACGCCGCGGCCGGATGGGGGTCGCTTGATAACGGCCCCCTCCGGTTCCCTTCGGCCTCGCCCTGGGCCGACCAGCGGTCTGCTGTGCTCCCGCATGGCGCGGCAGACCGCTCACCAATCACCAAGCCACCACAGCAAGGCCGTCGCCCTCACCAAGCGACGGCCGCCCTATTGACCAGATGGGCATGTTTACATTTCACTCTTCCCAACGAACAGGAGGATCGATGCCAGCTGCCGCCAACGACAACAACCCGCTGTACCTCTCCGAAGCGTCGATCGCGCAGCGTGTCCTGGGCGCCAAGTCCAGGACGGCTTGGGATGCCCTCGCCGTGGTATGGGAGCGCGAAGGCTTGCCGCGTATCGATCCGATGACGGGCTGTCGCTATTGGCCGGCTGTGCGCGCGTTCCTTGACCGTCGCCACGGTCTGCACCAATCGTCCTTGCCCTCCACCGTCGACGGCGCCGAGAACTGGTCATGACAGACGCACCCGGGCTGAAGCGCAAGCGCAACAAAGACGGCAGCTTCCGCGAATACTGGGAAGCCCGCGCGGACCTGGCGAAGCGTGGCTATCGACCGTCCAGCGTCAGACTTCACTACCCGGTGACACCTGAAGGCCGCACACAATTGGCAGCCCGCTGCAGGATCCTGCAAGCCGAAATGTTGGCATGGGCTGCAAATGGCGAACATGCCGCGCCGGGATATGATGGGACTATCAAGAGCCTTTCCCGGCTCTACCAAACGAACGCCGATTCTCCATTCCATTCGCTCAAGTACAACTCGCGTGAAAACGTCCTGAAGTCGCTTATTATCATTGAGGCGACCGTCGGCGCCCGCCATGTCGGGAAGCTCTTGGGACCTGATTTCAAGCGTTGGCATGGCCAGTGGGGAGAACCGAAAGCACCGGGCAAGCCCCCTCGCCCATGGCGCGCAAAGCACGCGATAGACGCTGTCCGCCAGCTGATAAGCTACGGCGTTACGCTGGGCTTCGAAGATTGCTTCCGCGCCGATACCATCCTCGGCAAGATCCGGTTCAAAACGCCACCTGCCCGCACCTCTATTATGACGGCTGAACACGTGGCGGCCATCCGCGTCACCGCGCATGCCGAGGGCTTTCCGTCAATCGCGCTGGCGACCGTTCTGCAGTTCGAGCTCACTATGCGTCAGAAGGACGTGGTGGGCGAATGGGAGCCTGGTGCGAGCGCTGAAGACGGCGGCATCACATATAAGGACACCCGGTGGATTAATGGGCTTGTCTGGTCCGATATCGGCGACGACATGATTCTGCGCAAGATCCACACGAAGACGGGCTTTCCGGTCGAGCATGACCTAAAGCTTCATCCTGCGGCGATCGAGGAAATAAATCGCGTCCCGCTTGAGAAGCGAGTCGGCCCGTTGATTATTTCCGAGGCGACGGGCGTGCCGTATAAAAATCGGAAATTCACCGAGCGGTGGCGCAAGGTCGCAGACAAGGCCGGCATCCCGCGCACCATCTGGAATATGGATGCGCGCGCAGGCGCCATCACTGAAGCGTACGACCTCGGCGCGGCCGAGACCGACGTCATGAAATCCGCCGGCCATAAAAACCGGCAAACCAGCGCCCGCTATAACCGTGGGACGATCAAGCAGACCAGTCGCGTCGCCGAGATGCGGCTGGCAAAACGTAACGAGAACAACGAATGAGGGACGCGTGTGGGACGTTTGGGGGACGTTTAACGGAAGTGATTGAAACAACGAAGCAATTCGAAGCCGAGAAACACATCCGCATCCTCTTCCTCGACAAGCGCAACGTGCTGATCGCCGACGAGGTCCAGGGCCGCGGCACGGTCGACCATACGCCGGTCTATCCGCGCGAAGTGGTCAAGCGCGCGCTCGAGCTTTCGGCAACGGCGATCATCCTCGTCCACAACCACCCCTCCGGCGATCCGACGCCCTCACGCGCCGACATCGACATGACGAAGGTGATCATCGAGGCGGCCAAGGCGCTCGACATCACCGTCCACGACCACATCATCATCGGCAAGGACGGACATGTCAGCCTCAAGGGGCTGAAGCTGATCTGA